AACGGCGGCGGCAGTACCCAAGGCAGGACCGACCACAGGGATACCCGCCAAGGATTTGAACGCCTGGACGGCACTCTCATAGGTGGATATGAGCGTTTGGGCCGCTTGTATCTTCTTACTCCTCTCAAAGCCTTTCTTCTGCTCCTTCTCACTCTCCCCTGTGAAGGCATCGTTTATGGCCGCAATGGCACTTAGTGAGGACTTTGCGATACCTATTTTGGCCGCTCTGATTTGCTCGGCTACGGCCAGCTCCTCGTCCCGTGCTTTGTCCCTCCTCTCCTTGTCGGCTTGTGCCGCTTCATCCTTGAGCCTTGCCTCTTCCGCTAACGTCTCCTCCAAGGCCAAACGCGCCTCTTCCTCGAGGGCTATCTGCTCCTCTTTTTGCGCGATGGCTTCTTGGTTGAGGGCGAAGAGTTTGTTTTGTAGTTCCGTTTGTATCGTGGAGCTCGCTTGGGCGGCGTTGGCCGCTTCAATCTCTGCACTTGCCAACTCGTCCAACCTCTCGGTGGTCTCTCCTTGCAGGGCTATTTCCTCACGTAGTAGCTCGGCCCTCTGTTGTGAGATAGCCACGTTCTCATCTGCGAAGCGTTGGTTGATTTCTGCGGCTCGTGTTGCGGCTTCAATCCTTTCCTCCGTTGAGAGCCTTTGGTCGTCGCTCTGCCTCTTGAGTTCCTCCACCTCTGCGGCCCCTTCTGCGGTGGCTACATTGAGCTCCCTTTGTGCATCGCGGAGTGCTTGTTGCTTTTTTGTGAGTTCGGTGCTTGCGGCGATGCCCTCCTTGGTTTTGTCTACATATTCGGAAAGTGCCTCTTGCGCGGCAACAAAGGGGGCCTTGAGCGTTTCCTTGTTTTCCTCCTGTTGTTTTACCAAGTCCGCGAGTTGGTCGTCTACCTCGGCGATCGATTGCTTTAGCTCTGTGGCATCTGCTCCAAAGAACTCTTTGGTGGAAGCGGCGGCCTCAAGAAAACCGCGTTTCAAATTAAGCAACCCCCTCTGCACGGGATTGAACGCAGTACTCAAAAGGGTCTTGAAATAATCGCCCAGCGCGGTCAGCCCTCCCCGTAAAGTTTCCACGGCCTCTTGTGGCTCCGTAAATGCTTTGAACAGAAAGTCAGCCAACGGGGTCAGGGCGTCCACAATGAGGTTCAGCACAACACCGAGTCCGGCAAAGGCTACCTCCAAGGCTTCCGCGACCTTCTTGTTTTCGGTGAAGGCTTGAATGATTGGAGCGAGAACCTTTGTTACAAGCGTGAAGAGTCCCGTCGCTTGTAGTGCAAGACCTACGGCCTTAAAGCCTGTGGCCCCTGTCTTGCCCGCCTTCTTCATATCTGACCCGGCCTTCTTGGACTCTTTGCCGAGGTCTTCGGTATTCTTTGCGGCATCCTCTGTCGCATCAGCCAAACCCTCCACCTCTTCGGCGGCATCGTTGGCCGACTTGCCAACCTTGTCGAAGTCCTTGTCCAGACCCGCCAGGCTCTTCTGTACGTCGCTTGTGTCCGCGTTAAATTCGAGGACGACTTCTTGCTTTACAGCCATTGGAATAGTTTATGCAGGAGGTAGATACAAACGCCAAAGAAGGAGGCGAGGTAGAGACACGCGAGGGCGTAGTCCAAGGGGACGAGCCAACGCGGGAGAGGGTCTTTCACCTTGGCCGCTTGGAGAAGGTCCACGGCTCTCATGATATGCTTGGGGTCTTTCATATTTCGAGTTGATCGTTGTTTGGTCTGCATCGTGAACCGCTTGTCCTGTCAAGTGCCCACCGGTATCCGTAAAGTTCACAACAAGCCTGGTTTCCGTAGTCGGGAATGCCCGCGCTTGAGCCATTGAAGAGGATAACATTGATTGACTCGAGGAGGCTTGTGGGCGTATCTCCACATATGGCGATGTCGTCGAGCTTTAGGATGAGCTCACACTTGGCCACCGTGGGCTCGTTGGCGTCGTAGCTTAAAGAAAGGAGGCGGTAGAATGCGCCGTTGATGTAGATGTTGTCGTTGAACTTCAGGTCGGCCAGGTCTGCCTCGTTGAGCCTAACGTGCAAGGCAATGGTGCGGGCTTCACTTGAGTAGAGCTCGGTCACGTATTGCGCCCAAAAACGGATATATAAGGTATCCCTTGGGTTGATGGCGATGGAATGCAAGGGCAACTCCACCCCAAAGTTGAGGTCGTTGTCCGTGAGCTGTGGGTCGTCGGAGCTGTAATTACTGAAGAACGGAGTGTTGACCGAGGAAGTGGTATTGTTGTCCTCGTCGGTGAGGTATATCGTGCCCAGGCTTGTGCTCAACCCACACCAATACGCGAGCATGGGGAGCGGCTTTTTGATGCCGCTACCGTCTGCGGTCAGTCCTCGGAAGATAGGGTTGGCCGTGCCCGGGATATTAGACAGGATAAAGGGGGCGAAGTTGGTTTGGATTTTGAAGGTTCCCGTGGCAAAGTCGTTGCCCGTGTCCACGATCCGTTGCCGCCCGTACACTCTGTCCAGGCTCCTTTGTACTTCGAGAGATATAAAGTCCTGCCCCTCCTTGTGGCTCCACTCGTAGACCTGTGATTGTATGTCTGTGGTGGGCTTGATGTTTACGTCTTTGGTGTAGTCCACCTTGTTTGTCCAGTCCTTGTTGTCTCCGCTTGCCGTGTAGTCCGCGAAGGTCTCAATGGCCAAGTGGTTGGGCTTGTTTGGGTCGGGGATGAAGACAAGGTTATACATTTTTTGCAGAGACGTGAGGAAGTCGATTTGCTTGAGCTCCGGGAGGTTCTCCGATATGCCTACCTCGTAGTCCCCGAGGGGTGTTTCTGCTATTACCTGCAAAGAGGTGCGCGTTCCTTCGTTGAAGTTTTGGCTTGCTTTAAGTGTCGCGGGTCCTGAGCCTGTTTTTAGAACCTCGACATAAACCTTGTCTCCGGATAAAAGGAGGGTGTTGTTGATGTTGAAAGTCACGTTTTCAGCCGACACATTCGACAATGGGATATTTGCCGAAGTTGTGGAACCATAACGGAAACGAATGAAGGCTTGAGTTACGGGATAGTTCTGTACACTCCACGATATGGTGGTTCTAATTGTGAACAGACCAGTGAAGGGTGCGGTGTATTCGTACACGCTTGAGGAGTAATTGCCCCCCGGGTCTTTGCATCCCGTTTGAGTTTCTACAAAAGCGATATTTGTGTAGCTTGTTCCAAGTGTTTGGTCGGATGCCAAAGTTGCCCGGACGTTGTTGTCTACGACGTCCTTGGGAAGGACCTGTTGGCTTCCGTTCCATGCGGGCAAGTAGACGTCCTCAAAGTCGCTCCCCTCAAGGTAGGTGCTCTCGTAGGTGAACCCAGCCCCCGCGAGAATCTTGTCAACCAATACCTTGGCCTGAATGAATGGCGTAAGCTCGGGAAGTGCTAAACCATCCGAGCTTGTGCTCACCGGATTCGTATCGGACCAGTTGTTGCCCTTGTCGATGACTCCGTACCGAATCTCCGGGGCAAGCCCTGTACTGCCCCAAGAGGATTGCACGTTGGCAATGGTGAGGTCGTGGGCGTAGGTGTCGAGGTCGAGGTCCGAGATAAACGCCCCTCCAAGCTCCGTCTTGAGGTCAAGGGCTCCGCTGAAGAAGACAAGCTCGACCTCTGCAAATACCTCCTTGGTCATGTACACGGCTTTCACCTGTACGAATCCCGAAAGGATAGGCGTACTATCCGAGTGAAGGGACGCGGTGAGGCGTTGCCGTAGGTTCAACCCTCCCACCTCTTGCGGCTCGTCGAGGTTGCCGAAGATGGTCCGGTTGTGGTTGGTGAGCGGTACGCGGAAGGTCTGCGAAAAGGAGCCCCGTGGGTTGTTGATTTTCTCAATGTCCGAGTAGGACAACTTGAGGTTCACGGGCGCGTTCTCGTAGAGCTCCACGTCGGAGTTCGATATGGTCAGCCTTAACATCTGATATCCCTTGCGAGTTCCACATTGAGGGAGACCTTGTAGAGTTGCGACCCTGCGGGCTCAATTTGTAGGGAGTTGGTGCGTACAAGGCACGGCTCCCACGGCCCCGTTCCTGTCCTCATCTGCACCACAGGGGAGCGCATAAGGTACTGGAGGATTTCTCGTTGCGATGCGGTGAAGGCTTGCTCGGTGAGCGTGTACGCCTCCTTCCCCACCTTTCCGAAGGTGTCGTATTGTTGGACGTTGGAGGCTATGGTGAAGGCGGCCTCCCCGTATGTGCCTACGTTCTTCCGGTATTCCTTGGAGGTTGTGCTCACGTTGAGCGGTGCGCGTCCGTCGAAGCGTAGGTAGTCCCACCCGCCCCGCGTGTTAATCCATGCGAGCTGTGTGGCCTCGTGCTTGAGAGGTCGGCAGGAGTTATTCTTCACCACCAACGTACGGGAGTTGGCTCCGCCCGGGTTGCCCAAGGTGCACCGAATCTCCACCACGTCAGTGCCCATACCCATGTGAGTCCATGCGGCTGGGCCTATGGGCAGGGCGTAGAGGTTGTTTTTGGTTACGGTGGTTGCGTCGGCCACCGTTATGGTCACGCTATCTGCCACGCTTCCCGCCGCGTTGTATCCGATATAGCTCACGCGGTCCATAGAGGTTGTAGTGCCGAGGCTGTTCGTGTTTACGAACATCATGACCGCCTCGTCTTCGTCTCCCATCTCGAGAGTGATTTTGTTGTCTACAAGGGGTAGGTCTGTGAGCCATGCCTTTTGAGTGGATGCCGTGGGGTAGTACGCGGCAAAGGAAGGCAGGAGGCCGGAGGATGTCTGCTCTGTCCCGTTGAGTAGGAACACCTCCGACGAGTCCTGGTTGAGCGTCTCCGTCGTTCCGTTATATGCACCCACCCGTACCGTAAACTTGAGCAAGCACAACTCGTCGCAGTTGAACACCTTGCCCGCATCTTGGACGGAGTGAATGGCGACGCCGTCCTTGCTCAAAGGAAACTCGAGGATGCCCCGTGCAATCTTTGAGAGGTCGAAGTGCGCCACGTCGCTCGCATTGGGTACAAGGAAGAGCTTGGCTTGTTCCGAGCCGACGCTTGCGGGGCTGGTGCTCCGTAAGACCTGCACGATGAAGCGGTCGGGGGTAGACCCTCCGTCGTCGTCCATTGTCCAGACGAGGTACTGCCCTACGGGCCAAAGGTCCTCGGCGGGTGAGCTTGTGATTTCTGTTGCCATTTACTTGGTCTTGATTGTCAGGTTACCAAATTTGAACTCCAAAGAGCCGAGGACGTCTTGTGCCAACGCCTCGCCCAGCTTCTCCGTGTATTGTGGGACGACGCTCTCCAAGGCCACGGAGTAGTACCGCAGTCCTGCGATGCCCTTGCGCTTGATGGAGCGAGCGATGAGGAAGGCCGCACTCTTGAGGCGGCTCTCCGTTTGCTTGATGAACTTCCCGTCCTTGTCGCGTAGGCGGAGACCCTTCTTGTAGAGCCACCCCTTTGTGGGGTTCTTTGGGTCGTAGAAGGCGGTACTTGGCGGTTGCTTGTTGGTGTAAGAGAAGGGCGCGTTGCGGTTCTTCCTCGTGCCGTTTACACCCCAATGGATGAAGGTGGCATAAGGCAGGGGAGACCCAAAGGAAACGCGGTCGCCTTTGAGTTGATATGTGAGGGACTTCTGCAAGGAACGCGAGGCCACGCCGTAGCTCCTGTTTTTCCCGATCGTGCGGGAACCGAGGGTACGCTTGGCGGCGTTGTTTACGTCTTCGGCAAACTCCGCGAGAACCTTTTGGAAGTCCGTCTCCTTCACTTCTTGGAGCGTCCGAGGACGACGGCGTTGAGGATTCGCTTGATGAGGTCCACGATGTTATCGTCTTTCTCCGTCTCCGTGAGTGCCGTAATCGTTCCGGCGGCAGTGATGAGGGCGAGCAAAATCTCGGCCCAGTGTAGGTTGAAGAACTCCATTATTTGGTGGGGTTTTTGATGTTTTCGATATCGTCCTTGGCTTGCTCGACGTCGGTCTGTAAGCTCTCAATTTCTGCGAGGCGTTCGTTTACGAACTCGACCAAGCGGTTGAACATGGCGAGTTGCTCTTCGCCCGTTGTGGCGGCCTTCTCTTCGTCTGTGAACTCGAAAGGGTTATGCATGGTCAATGGTTACTTTGATGTAGTGAATACGATACGAGCCTGTTACGTTGCTGAAGAACTGGAATGCTAAGGTGTTCGAGATTTGGTAGAAGAGGGCTTGGCTTGTGTTGCTTGTTACGGTATGGGTCGTTGTCCCTGCCGCCGTATGGGTGGGGAAGGTCATGGCCACCTGTCCAAAGAATCCCGTTTTCGTGGTTACTGAGGGGACGCAAACGCCAGCCGTGTCCAAGGTTATCTCGTACTTGACCTCCACCTGTACGTCGCTGTTCACAGTTATGGGCGACGCTTGGAGAGTCGTTGCCACTTGGGCGAACCCAAAGGCGGCCCCTGCACGGATGGCATTGTCGAAGGTGACACCACCCCCCAACAAATTGCCAAAGTCCCAAGCATTTAGGCCTATACTCAACGTCCTTTGTGTTGACGGACTGAACCTCTGGAAGATGGTTTGTTGCCCTGTCGAGATAGGATACCCTGCCTCGAAGGCATCGGTGGCAGAGTTGTACACGAGGGTCTCGTTGTCGCTGGGGTCGCTTGTCGGCAGTCCATACGCGCTCGTCTCTGTGTTCGTAGCCGAGCCGATGAAGAACTTGCCATCGGGTAGGTTCGGCACGTCGTTAGAGCGTCCAATACACGACACCTTCAGCCCTTGGCAGATAGTGCCGTTGGTCTTGAGGACGACACCTACGTTCTGAATGAGGTTCGTGCCTGTGGGTTTGTCTTGATGCAAGCCGCCTCCGTCTGCCACGTAGAGGATGTCGTT